GTGGGGCTGGTTGCGACTGGCCCCGCCATCACCACGATCGAGCCTCCATATCGTAATGCTTTGGAGTACGCAATCCACGGCGTTGAAACCAACTGGAAGACTGGTCCCATCATCGGTGATGGTGGGGCTAGTCGTGGCCCCCTGCAAATAAGCAAACCCTTTTTTCAAGACTCGGGTTGCGAGTTTGCCTACGAAAAGGTTGACGATCTTGAGCATGCTCTGATTGTCTTCCGCAAATACATGGACCGGTACGTTGTGCCCTACCGTTACAACGAACTGGTTCCCGATGTCATGTGCATCGACGAGTTCACTGCACGCACTCAAGTCGGCGGGCCGCGTGGCCCGTGGCGTGAGTCAAGCAAACCCTACTGGACCAAGGTCCAAGCAATCAAGAAAGGAATTGAAAATGACTAAGGTATCTGGCCAACTTCTCCTCCCCAACGGCACTCGAAAGACAGTTCATTGTGAGCCGGGATCGTTTGATGATCTTCGTGAACACATTGACTTTGACTACTTCGACATTGTTCGCACTGACCACCCCGTCACCATCTTCGTAGATGATGAAGGCTTGCTGAAAGAAGACAACCCAGTCAACATCTGGTCCATTGTTCTTCTGCCTGAGTTTGGTATCAACCAACCTCTGGTTGGCCCAGTGTTTATGTTCGGTGACACCGATCCAAACGGTGAGATCCGTGACCTATCCGATGAGGTCTTGTCTCAACTGCCAACGACGCTTCGCCCACAGGCTGGCTTTGAGGTCCGCATGGTGGACATTGACTGATGTCTGCCGTGATCTACGCCCGCGTATCTCCCCGCCCTGACAGCGGGGATGATTCTATTGAAACCCAAATCTCCCAATGCACTGAGTGGTGCGAGCAGCATGGACACGCCGTTCGTGGTGCGTTCTATGAGACAGACGTGAGCGGCGCATCCGATGACCGGCCCGAGTTGTGGTCAGCCATCGACTGCTTGCGTGCTGGCGACACGTTGGTTGTCTATCGCCTCGATCGTTTGGCCCGTGATGTGTATCTCGCTGAATCTTTCCATCGTCAAATCCGAAAGAAAGGTGCGCATGTCCACGCCGTCCAGAGTGGTGCCGTCGATGACACACCTGAAGGTCGAATGATCCGGCAGATCCTCGACGTTGCTGCTGAGTATGAGCGGCGAGTCATTGGCAAGCGTACGTCCGTTGCCATGAAGTCACACCAAAACAACGGGCGACTGATGAGCCGCCAGCCCTTGTACGGTTTGATGATTGACCCTGACAATCCCAAGAAAACGATTGCCAACCCTGATGAACAGCAAGCAATCGAGGCGATCATCCAGATGCGTGCCAATGGCATGGGTTATCGGACCATCGCTAATCAGTGTGAGTCTGCTGGATACCCTCGTCGTGGTGACTACTGGCATCCCTCAACTGTCCGCAAGATTTGTCAGCGACATCTATCAACTGTTTAGCAACAGCAATCAACTGGTCTGCCTTGAGCATGACCAACCATTCCCCACCGTCTTCCCGCATAAACACAAGCGGGAGTCGGTGGGGATCTTTTTTTTCGTTTCCGTCTGTCTCTGCCTGATCCATGAACCGGCACGCTGCAATACCCTTGCGCCGTTTGACCTCGATCCACAAGGGGTCGCAGCCTGCCACGTCTGGATCTACCGCACCATCTGATTGGCGGGCACGGCGTGCCTCCATCCAACCAATAGACTGCATGATCTGGACAACCTCTCGTTCTCCCCGCTTGCCTTTGTCTCTCTGCATCTTACCCAACGCAATCGACCTCGCCATCTGTCTCGATCCAAACCCTTGCGCCGCAACTCAGCGGCTTGTCCGGGGAATAGATAACCCGGCATGGGCCATCAATCAAAACCTCTTTGCAGTATGTGTTTGACTTGTAAGTCTTGACCGTGATGACTGGCTCAGTGTCGGACTTGCCTATGTTCTGCCTGATCTTGTGCTGGTTGATGTGAATTCTTTTCTTCATAATTTCACCTCGGCAAACTGGTTGGTTGGAATGTGCATGACCGGCTCCACGTCTGCCGCATCCCTTGTGTTGTATGTCCTGCCTCCGAACGTGACCCAGTTGATCTGGCCTGCACAATCGTTGAGGCAGGTATAAAAAATCCGATCGGTTGCACGCACCACAAACAGCGATCGCAAGCCTGACGCATCGAGCAATGACTGGGCCTGTTGCACTTTGGACAACGACAGCATCACGTCTGGGTAGTCGCCCCATGTAATGTTGCGATGTTTGCACTCCACAAATGCCTTTGCCTTTTCTGCTGACATGAGGATGTAATCCATGCGATAGGCAATAGGCAACTTGTAAAACTGCACGCCCCATTGACTGGCCACCGATGACATTATTTCATGTTCATTGCCTCGGTCGCCATCGTTCTCATACATTGGTCTACTCATCTTCGTCCTCATCCCAGTCATCAACTTCATCGCTCTTGAACCACATCTCCATGGCCACCACCATCAGCACGCCAACGACGTGGTAAATGTCCATGTCGAATTCGACCGCCCAGTGGGTCACCTTACGGTGTACCTCTTCTTTCAACTTGTCGGGTGGTGTAATCATGCGAACCTCGATTGATCTATAACCGCCTGTATCGTACTTGGTGTAGCCGAATGCCCGACCACCCAGTCTTTGATGTCGTTGCCACGGGGTGGAGTCATAATACGAACACTGCTCACCCTGTCTTTGATAAGTTTGGCTATTGACGCTGCCCCATCTCGGCCCGGCTTGTCGTTGTCCGCAACCAACACAACCTCGTGTTTCCAGTTCAACATCTTCAGCAAGTACAGACCCCCTCCATTGCAGGATGGGCGGCCCACTGCACTGAATCCTCTGCCAACCAAGCAGGCTGTATCTGTCGGGCCTTCAGCAACCAACACCTGACCTCGGGACGGTGGGTCGCCCGCATAAAACAGACCAGACCTGCTTCCCTTAACCGCGTACTTGTTGCCGTCTGGGGTGCGAAGCCTGATGCCAATGGCCCTGCCTTCATGGTCACGCATGGGAAACGTGTACGCCGACTTCTTGCTTGACCAGCCAACCTGCATACAAACCAATTCGTCTTTCGACAAACCCGTCTGTTTGGTTAGTTCGTCGTACATGAACGACTCCATTCTGGCAACTGCTTGGTCCGCACCTGACTGCCAGTCAATGTCAAGGTGCGGCTCTGGCTCCGGCATCTTCGGAATTGGTGCCGTCGCTGCAATCAGTGGATTGATGTCATGTATGTATCCAGCACTCCCAGCCATGCGATCACTGGGTGTGCGTGGGCATATTGCCACCGAACCATCTGATGCAACGAGGCACCAATCGGGCTTACCGCAAATCGGACAAGGGTTCTGCTTGCTTACTCTGATCCATTCCGAATTGCTCATCCACCAAATCCTCCGGTATGCCTGTTGCTCGCATCCATTTTCGCAAATCACTGAGCATCACACGTCGGTGTCCGCTCATAGGAATTTTGTAACCAACCAAGTGGCCACGGTCAATGGCCCGAATGATTGTTTGCTGTGAAAGTCTTACCAGTTTTGCGACCTGACCAGTGGTCAAACTAGATGTCGTGGTCATCTGTGAAACCTCTTTCTAATTGAATCCATTTGTTCTTGCCGTCGATCCTTCTTCGCACTGCACCGTGCATCCTCCTGTATTTGTAGAAAACATCTTGAGTCAAGACCAGAGTGAGAAACCGAGAGAGTGAACCTTTGTTGGAATCAAACCTTCGGTCGTATGCTTTACGTGCGATGACATAGAATTCGCCAACCAACTCGTCCTCATCCCAGCGAGCGAACCGGCCATTGACCCTGTACCTCTTGGCCAAGAAGTACAACAAGCCAAGGTGTTCATCCAATGGGTGGGTCTGGCTTTGGCCATCCTGCATCTGCTAAACCTTGTATCAAACTCTTTGCCTTGGATGCTGTCACATCTGTTGGCAAACCATACTCTCTCAGCACGGCTTCTTGTTTGAATGACGCCTTGCCCATCTTGCGCCGAAGCATTATCTGATAGACAAGGCTGCCCGCCTGTTTTCGGGTGAGTCCTTCGGATTCGATCCCGTTGTTGGCAAGCATGATGATCTGTTTGTCTGTTGGTTTCTCCTTTGGATTGTCCACCACCGTTGGGGCAAACCCCATGTCTTTGAATGGGTCAACTGAACGACCCATGTATTGTGATTTCAGTTTGATCTTTGCCTTGCGCAGCCTGTTCTCTGTTGCCATCTGCTCACGTTCGATAGACAACTGCTCGCGTGCCTCTGCCTTTGCCAACTCCTCAACTGGATCAAGTGGCTTCAGCAGTTTGGCTGCCTTGGCTGCTCGGTCAATCATGTCCGGTGGCTGCTTACCTGCAAGAACATCGAACGTGGTCACCAACCTGTGCCGACCTGCATTGCCTCGGAAGTCCAGCACCAACAGTTCCGGCTTACTCGATTGATCTATCACTTGGCGACGGGTCATCGCAGACGAATCTGATTGGGGCGGGGTCAGCGGGCGTGTCCCCCTGCCTATGCACTGAGTGTATTTCGCTCTCGATTTCGTGGCTGTGAACATCGCAACACATGCGACGGACGGCTGATCGAACCCCTCGACTAAGACTCCCACATTGGCCACGTATTGCAAGTTGCCACTTGCGAAGTCTTTCAGCATTTGTTTCCGTTCGTTCTTCGGTGTCTTTCCTGATACCCATGATGCTTTCTCCGGCTTGTGTCTGTTGATGATTTCGGCAATCAACTCTGCTTGCCTTACTGTTGCTGCAAAAATTATTGTTGGTCTGTCCCCTGCCATCTCAAGCGTTGGGTGGATCATGCCGTGCAGATTCTTTTCCTCTTCCAAGACATCAGCCAACTCCTTGCCACACAAGTCGCCTGCGACGGTCTTGATGTTGGAATAGTCAAGCGTGCCAACTCTCACGAACATCTGTTTGATTGGCACAAGCCAACCGTTTGTGATGCCGTCAAGGATGCTGTACTGGTAAGAGCAAGACTCAAAGACACACGACAAACCAATCTCATCGCCACGGTCTGGGGTGGCTGTCACGCCCACAACCTTCAGCCTTTTGTTCTGCTTCATGTAGTCAACAAACTCTCGGTAAGAAGGGCTGGCTGCATGGTGAGCCTCGTCAATCAAGAGAAGGTTGTAATCTTCGGGGTCAAACTTTTGATACCTGCGAGTGCCCAGCACCCCCGACACGAGCGTCTGGATGCTGGCGATAACTACCCCATCTTTCTGGTTGGCACGCCTCTCAGCCTTTTCTACGCCCGGCATGACCCCAAGCGTGGTGACGATCCGGCCACGGGGCTGCTCGATCAACTCCTCACGGTGGGCCACAAGCATGGCCCGGCCACCCTTTGATAGACAAGATCGGATCATGTCGATCATCACAACTGTTTTGCCAAGCCCCGTTGCCATGACAATCAAAGTGGATTGCACCTTGCCAAGGGCCAGCCGTGCATTCTTAATCGACTCTTCTTGGTAGTCCCTGAGAATCACTTGAGTTCGTCCGGCACGAACTGATCTCGGTGATGATTTGACCAGCCTGTTTCACCACACGCCCTGCATCCTGCACCGCCGCAGAACTTGCATTGGTGATCGGGTCTTGCTTGCATAAGTATCTGAATCATCCTGCTGCGACACACCAAGAACTCGTGGTGGTCATCTGCTGTAAACAAATCTTCAGCCTCTTCATGCAGCCACATCAAGTCTTTAGTGCAGTCAAGCAAGTGGTTTACGCTGTCATCAACAACCCGTTGTGCTTTCTTGTTGTCGTACTTCATGCGTGCAACATACCACGTCTGATAATTGTGTGTACCAAATCTCAAAATCTTTGCACTTTTGTCTTGACAAACAATGCACCCACACCATTACAATCCCTAACAGCACCAAGTAACTAAGGAGGTTTAGATGTCGATGATTCAAATGGATATGGATTCTTATGCTGCTCTGCCGCACATGAACCAATCAACACTGAAGCAAGGGCTTCGGTCTATGCAGCACCTCAAGTCTGCCATCGAGGGTGAGAACAGAAAAGAAACAGATGCACTCCGCTTCGGCCAGTTGGTTCACACAGCGGTTCTTGAACCTGATCTTTTATCTATGGAATATGCAATCGCACCGAGTGTTGATCGTAGGACCAAGGCTGGAAAACAAGAGTGGGAAGACTTCACCCGTGTTCACGAAGACAAAGTGGTTGTCAAGAAAGAGGACTACGAGAAAGCATTGGCTATGCGTGATTCTGTTATGCAACACCCAGCAGCCAAAGCCTTGCTGATTCGTGACCGCATGACAGAGGTGACTGCAACTTGGAATCACGAGGGAACTGACTGCAAGGCAAGGCTGGATGGGTACATCGCACCCAGAGGCAAAGCCAAGCCAATCATCTTGGATCTCAAGACTACAATGGATGCTTCACCGGATGGCTTTGCGCGATCGGTTGCCAAGTTCAACTACCATTTGCAGCAAGCCTTTTACGTTGATGCAGTCAAGTCAATCAAAAAACGACACGCTCAATTCGTCTTCATCGCGGTTGAAAAAGAGCCGCCGTACGCCGTGGGTGTTTACACCCTGACCGGGGATGCGGAAGAGTTGGGAAGAAAAATGTACAAGGATGTCTTGACAAGATGGCGGGACTCGGTACAATCGAATCATGCAGTTGGGTATGGAGACTCGATCCAAGAGATTGAGTTACCCGGCTGGGCTGTCTCTTCTTCCGATCTTATTCTCTAACTCAAAGGACATCGCTATGGACATTCGATCAGCATTCCCTTCCAAATACATGAAAGCCGCAGACCTTCCTGAGCCTCAAACATTTACCGTTCGCACTGTCTCAATGGAGCGCATGCTTGACGGCACACAAAAACCTGCTATCGCATTTCACGAAACCGAACAGATGTTCGTACTGAACAAGACCAACGCCAACAGGTGTGAAGCCATGTTCGGATCGGACACAAACACTTGGGCCAATCAACGGCTTGAGTTGTACAAAGATTTTGCGGAGTTCCAAGGCCGCACCGTTGACAGCATCCGGTGCCGCCAACCTTCTGGTGCAGTTGCTCCCACTGCTCCGGCCTCCCCCCCGGTGGCTCCGCAAACTGATACATCGGATGGAAACATTCCGTTCTGATGTGTCCTTTCTTGTTGCGTCGAGGGTGGCATTCCACCGCTACCCTCGGCCTTTGCCTTCGGGCGACAATCCACCCTCCTTCCAGCCCCTCGACTTCGCGCCGGGGGGCTGGTTCCTTTGATTACTTACCCAGATTTGCTCGACGGCCAATCGGCTTGCCTATTTCCCGAGGCGATCCGACCTGACTTGCCGCCTCTTCAACAAGAACTCGGATTCTGCGTTCGGCTTCTCCCGGCTCTCCAAGCGGCACGTCTTGGGTGGTGAACATGTACTTGTCCACCGCCCCTTCGACCGCAGACATGGGAATGTCAAACGGTGTGAACTTGCCGTCGATGAGGTTGTCGGTGAGTTCATCATTGACGTAACCAAACTTCAATGCCTGACGGATTTGCTTTTCACTGTAACCCAAGGCGCGGATGCCCGATGTGAGAGACAACAAGTCCGCCTGCAAGTTGGCACGGGAGTCGTTGTATCGGGTGTATGCGCTACGCAGTTCATCTTCTGACACAGTTCCCGCCCGTCTAACAGAAGCGTTGAGCCTACTTCGCAACTCCCTATCCTTGCGGTTGAACTCGTAGACGCGGAACATATAACCCTGCATGGGGTTCATGGTTTGCTTCTTGAATCCAGTCAGTTGTTGGAACAGCACATCACCCAAACGATACTTCTTGCCAAAGTCATTTACGTGACCGTTGAGAGCAGAGATGAACTCCTTGCCCTGCGACACAAAGCCCGGTTCGATACCACTGAATACGTGGTTAGTCAAAGCAGCGACCGCTTGAAGAGTTGTGGATCCCGGTTCAACAATGACTCGCCCGTTCAAATCACGGTTCTTGACCGCTTGGTAAGCGGCTCCGAAGAACACTTCTTCTCCAATGAACGGCTCAAAGATAGCGTGCATCGCGCTGCGCAGGGAGTTCTGGAATCCCTCCTCTGATCCACTGAGCAAAGCAATGAATGGCTTGCGGAAATACCCCAACGGATCAACGTAGGAATAGTCAATGAATCCGATCTCCCCGTTCTCGTCACGGGTAAACAGCAACGTAGAGTTCTTGTTCCAGAAAGGCAGCATCTTACGAACTGCTTTCTCTTCCTCATCCGTGATACCAGCCATTGACTTGAACGCTAGAGCCATGGCGGTTGGCAAGGTAAACATCAAAGCCTGACCAGCAAGACGTGACCTGCCCGCCGCACGGATCTCAGGGTTGCTGCTCTTGAGTTCTTTGGCAGTCAACTTCATCAAGCCGACACGAGTCCGGATAAGTTCAGCGGTAAATGAGGGGAACGTGCCGAGCAAGGGGATCCTTCGGAGTTTGGTAATAACCTCCGGAACCATTTCGTAGTTAGGCAAGATAGCGCCAACGATCTCAGCGGCTTCCGCCTCCAACGAATCAACATCCCTGCCGGGGTAAGCACGCTTGAGCCTGCCCATCTCCAACTCAAATGCAATGACTTTGTACAGGTCATCTTCAAACGAATACGCTTTCTGTGCCTTCTCAGTGACCTTGCCAAGCACACTCTGTGGGCCAGTTGCAATACGGCCTACACGAGTCAGCATGTTGCCGAGAGTTTCGTTGGCTCCCGACTCTTGAAGCATTGACTCGATCTCAACTTCAAAGCCGTAGTTCACAACCCCAAGTTCGACAAGCCTTCGATATCTTTCTCGCCGACGCTCACGAGTGGCAACGTCTGCCTCGCTTGCGTTTCGTGGCAGGCTACTAAACAAGTCGTTGCCTGCTGCCGCAGTCTTGAAAAACTCACGGAAGTCCATGTCAACTGCGTTGCCAGTGAAGTAACCAGCAGACACCATGAACGGGATATTGCCAACCGTGTTGCGGACATGCGTGATTGGAGACAAGATGGTCTTGCCATACTTGGTAAGCGAGTTGGCTTGGTAGATAAGTTTCATCAAACCATCGACGTTGTCAGTCTTTGGCTCAAGCAAGAACTCAAGCGCATCTTTGACATCAGGCTTGACTGCCCATCCGTTCAATTGATAAGCAGCCTCGTATGCGTTGTTGTTGTGCAGGTGTACATACTCTGCTGACTCTTCTGGTGTCAAGTCCTCTACCTTACGGATCCAAGCACCACCGGCTTGGTCAGGGTCCGTTCCGATGGTAATTAGATCGTGTACCAACTTATGGTTTGCCAAGACGGAAGACATCTTGGTGATTGTGTTTGTGTAGTTCTTGAATACATCGAGTTCTTCACCAAGCAAAGACCTCAACGCCATGCTGAACTCGTCGTTGCTCAGTCGCCTCTTCTTGAAGATGGCTGCCGACTCTGGACTCTTGTCACTGATAGTTGCAAGCATTGCAATCGGGGACTTAGTTGAACCGGCACGGTACAAAATGTCGTTGACAAGCACGTTCGCTTTTGAATACAACTGGTCTTCAGTCAACTCGCCTTTGGCAATCTGCGCCTCGAAGAAGCCCCGCATCTCAGAGACAACAACTTCAATGAACCTGTCTCTTACCTCTGGCTCAACACGATCAGACCAGTCTGGTTCTGTGAAGGCTTTGTAAGATCGGTTCACGTAAAGACCAAGGTTGTCTTTAATGGTTGCCTTGAGTCCCGGTGGCAGGTCGAGTTCTGTTTGCAAACGGCTACTGATTCCATCAATGCTTTCCCGCATGGATCGAACAGTAGCCAAGAACTCTGCGCTCATGCCAGACGTTAATGGGTGTGGTCTTGTCACATGGATAGACGTGCCATCAACAATGTCAGGCGGGATACCTAGAAGAGTGTTCGCGCGGTCAAACAATTCCTGTTGCGTAAACTTACTATTGGCTGCATCTCGCGCAGCAATATCTCGAAGGTCGATGAGTCGTTTGGCCGCGCGGTCCTGCTCGGCTTCGATGGTTCCCTTGCGCTGCATGTACCTACGGAACGCACCCTGCGGTAGTCCACGGCCTGTAGTGAAATACTTTTGGAACATCTTGCGGATGTTGTCACCCTGTTTCTTAAGTGATGGCATCACCTTGTCAACCAAGCCGTCGCCCTTGCGCGAGAAGAAAATCTCATCCCCTTGCAAGTCCGCAGCCTCATCAATGCCACGTGAGAAGAAGATGGTGGTGTAGCCCGGATAGCGCGCAGTCAACTTGTCTTCGAGTTGCTGTGCGCTGAAGTGGTAAGCACGACCACCGTGGTGCGTCAGAACATCTTCACCTTGGAATGTGCCGGACTCAGTTGTCAACATCGGGTAAATGCTGATCTCGCGAGAGCCATGATCGACCCGACCTTGTGCGTAGAACACGTTGCGAGACACGACCGGGGGGCCAAACACGTCTGCGTGTGTTTGGAATCTGTAAGCATCTTCATTCTTTACGGGGTCGAATCGGCTACCTCGTTGGAACCCTGTCTTGATAGTGTCAATGGAGAGTGGATCCGCCATCTTCAACTGTTCGTGCGGAACAACATCAAGTTCACCACCCTCGCTCAGTGGCCTGTCCGTATCTCTGGTGTAGATGTAGAGGTCTACTTCTGGGTCGGAGTCGTTGATGTAGTGTCCGATGTCGGTGTAGTGCCGGTGGTTCCGCGAGAAGAACGGGCCTTCGTAGCCTTTGGATTTGAGGAAGTCGTTCCGCTTCCGCCGGAGGCTCGACCGTAGATCATCTGCAAGCCGTGTGGCATCAGATGCCTCGGCCTCGTTGAACTTGCCCGAGGGCTTGTAGTCGGTTTCAATGACTGCTTGTCTGACGGTGTATCCATCTCCTAGTTTCTCCTGTATTGCTTGCACCAATTCTGGTGTGAGTGCTTGGCGCATTTCGGGATCGAAGACGGCAAGACCCATCTTCTTCTGCTGAATGTCCATGGGGAATGAGAACGAGGTCATGTCATTGTACCCGCCCTCTTTGAAGGAATCATTCATTGCTTCAGTAACACGCTCAAAATCACGACGTGACATTGGACCCTCGATAACCAAGCCACTGGGTGTTTCATCCTCATCCAATTCACGAATACTCTTGACTATACCTACGCCGTCTTGGTCAAGTGCGTAGCCAATAATCTCTGCTGCCTCTGCCAAAGCCTGCTCGTTTTCAGAGTCAACAAATACTTGGAAGCCGGGGCTTGCGTCACCTTCGTACCAGCCGCGCACCATGCGCGTTGATTCAATCGGTGTCTGAAGCATGCGGCCAATCTTTGACCAGCCCTCTTTGATTGCCTCGACCATCTCGATCTCGTGCTGGCGACGTGTGGAGTAGCCAAGACCAAGCATGAAATGCTTCTGCTGTTTAAGAGCATCACCCGGTGTAGTTTCTGCCATTAGGCGGCGTGAGAAATACACACGGTGAACCGGGTGGGTCGCAGCCATAAGCCCCATGATTTCCTGCATTCGCCTTGAGTTGGCACCAAGTTTTTTGGGAGCAACCAAATCTGGTGCGGCAGGATCAACAGCAGCCAGAGCATCTCTCGCCGAAGCCACGTCTGTCACACCCTCTACAGACTCTATCGGCTTGAGTCCAAGACGATCGTTCACCGCTGCAAAAGTGCTATCTACCTGCTTTGCGTACGCGGGACTTGTAAAGTATTCAGCGATGTGTTCAAAAGGTGTGTAAGCGCCGTAACTATTATGTACGCCTGTGGCACCCCGTCCGTAGGTAGGGGTGTCCAACACTCGGTAGTCGTCGTAATCCTGAGCAAAGTAATCCGCAGCAAGGTCACGTAGTGTCATTTCAGACAAATCATCAATGCCGTCTATGAAGTCCCGAACGGATTGCTTCTGCTCTGTATTGCCATCTAGGTAAGCGCCCGCAAAATGTACAGCCAAAAAGTCTCCGACAATTGCAGATGCAGCAGCGTTTCGCATTTTGAACAGTGCAAGTTTCTGCTGATCTGATGTTCCAGAGGACTTGTATCTTTTGTCAAATTCACTCACCAATGCAATTGATGGCTCTTCGTGAGTTATAGCCTTGGCTTCCTCGACAGAGTCAATGTTGGCATACTCCTGCGTTTGTCTGTACGCAGCGCTTAGACCATTTCGGCCCGCACCTTGGAAGAAAACTATGTCAGAAAGAATGCCGCTTACGCCAATCGCTTGCTCGACAGTGGACGCTAGAGTTTGAGATGTATTCGCATGCGAAAGTTCATGCAGTACAACATTAAGAAATTCTTTTCCATCGCCTTTAAATTTACTTACACCAAAACCAACACCCTGCGCAGTCAGTTGGGGAGCGTGATAACCCCCAATGCCTGAGAACCTAGTTGTGATTGACCCGATAAGGTCTGGAACAAGGTACTGCATCTCCCCGCCAAGTTGCGTAGATGAAGTCTTGAGCAGTGTGGAGGCGATTGCCCTGTTGACGGGATCTACTTGCTTTGAGTCTGCTATCCGCTTAAGTAAGAATGGGGCGTGCATTGTGACCCCAACGTAGTCTTGACCATAATTTTTAAAGGTATCTCTGATAATATTTCTTAAGTCTGACATTTCAGCCGTCACACCTGTGCCTCCCCCCCCTCTTTTAAGACCTTCCTCAATGAAGCCAATGTAGTTTTTAGCCGAAGCCAAAGCCTGCTGTTCATATCTCCTGAAGCCATCAAGAGAATCTGAAACAATTCTTTGTGCCTCTTGAGCGTCAACAATCCCCTGCATGTAAAGGCCATTTGCCAATTCGACTTGCTTGTCAATAAGTGCGTTGGTTGATCGTTTGATTACGTTTTCGGCAACATCAAGGCTGACACCCCTTCTTTGGTTTTCTTTGCGTACCTTCCCCATAATGTTTGGGAAGACATCATCTGGTGTATCTTCGATGACCTGATCTGCAAAATTTTTGAGGATATCACTTGCAAGTTTTTTCTGTCCAAGCATCGCCATACCAGATCGGTAGCCCAACTTTCGTAGTTGGGTGCGCTGCGTAGACTGCTGGTTCATACCCCTGACGTTTGAATCAACAGGCTCACCGCCAGCAAACCTAATCGCACCACGTTCGCCACCCTCAAGATATTCAAACGAAAGCGGATCACGAGAGAACATTGGGCTGCCCGAGGGGTCTTCGCCAAACGGGAACCGAACGCCTTTATACAGTGCCTCGGAGAACTCCATCTCTCTTGCTCTGTACTTGCGGATCTCTTCACCTGACAACGGTGCAACAAGGATGCCGTCTTCACGCATCTTCTGGTCAAAGCCCTGAGCCAACTCGGCCCCATTGTTGTAAAGACCCATGGGTGTCTTGACGCCAAACTGGTCAGAGATACGACGGTGCCGCATTCGATAGCCGCGCGGCTCGCCAAAGATGTCCTCGAACAACAAGTCAAAACTGTCATCAGGTTCTGCCGCAGTCAGTTCCAAGGAGCGCTGGCGGTTGTACATGGCGTCTCGCAAGGCCATGCTTCTCTTCTCGATGTCGGTCATGCCAAGGTCAGAGCGGTCAAACAACTCTCTAATTGCATCACTAAATGAGTCACCAACAGGTGTTGGCGTCGGGGTATACGGCTCAAAGAACCCACGATTGTTTGGGTCCGGTGCCATGAACTGACCCTGTGACTTAACGTAGCCCTTCATCAAACGGTGCAGAGCGTCCCACCGGTCACGGGTTTGCCAAGAATCTTCAGTTACCGAGGCATCCATATAGCCAAGCCAAGAGCCAATGGTGTTGCTGATCGACTCAACAAGCGGGATGTTGCGACTGTCTTTGTTCAGGCTGTCAATAACCCGCCGTGTCTTGGCAGGATCAGACATGGCCATGTCTTGGACGTAGTAGGCAAACGCCTCTTCTGCAATACGACGTGCCTCAATGATTTCTCCAGTCCGCAACTCTGGATCAGAAGATAGTTTGAGTACGTCTACCAGTTGGCTTGTCAGTTCGTTTTCTGTAAGCCGTACTTTCTGCCCAGTCTGCGCAGACATCTCCAAGCCGTAAGCCTTGGCGAAAGATCGAAGCAAGCCGTCTCGGTCATGCTCAAGTGCAGCCTGCATAAAGCGCATGCCCGAAGACTTGTCAGTTTGCATCACACCGTGATACACCTCGTGACTTACAATGCTGTCGTACTGTCGTGTGCCAATAGCCTCGTCTGCGTTTAGAACAATAATGCCATTATCGTCATTGATCGAACCGTCGAAAACAAGCCGCCTTCGGCTCCCATCCTCGGCACGACCTGCAACAAATGCAACTTCGATACCCTGCTCACGCAAACGATCTCTGTAGAGACGCTGCTCTTGAGTAAGCCCATCACTCTTTACAAATTCGATTGTGTCAGTCGGTAAGAAAAAGGCTTGGGCACCCTTTTGCACAGCCTTTGCACTTTGGGCCACCAAGTAATTTTTTGTGCGTGTTAGGAATCCAAGCGGCGTAGCCTCTTGCGCCGTCTCTTCGGTTGTCTCACCCTCTACGCCTTCTTCAAGTTCCGCAACTGTTTGGCGGTTCTCTTCGATTGCAGCATTTCTCGAAAAAGGTGGCGCATCCGTATCGTCGGCCACATCCGCTTCTTCTCCCTCTTGTTCAGTTTCCGGCTCCGGTTCTGGGTTGAAATGATTCTTGATAAGAGCGAGCGCACGCTCGGTGTTGGCCCGATTGCCAAGCGCCTTGTCAATCTTTGCCATATCAAGGCTGCTGATTTGTTCACCAGCAAGCAGTTGCTCAAGAATGGTGTCTGCTTCTGCTTGCGCCGCTTCAAGTTCTGCACCTTCTGCGGTGCGCACCTGAATGATTTCATCAATCATACGATCCACAAAGGCATCGGAGTAGTTGCCATCAAAGACAGCGGTCTGGGCAAACTCCGGTACAGCCTGCGGTGTAATTAAAGCCTCAACCCCTGCTTGAATTTTTGCTTCATGTCGCAAGACAGATTCTTCTGCGGCGTCACGCATCTGCTGGATATCTGTCTCGTCCATGAGTGACAACAGGTTTGCCAATTGCACTCTCTTGCCAAGTCCAGCCTCCATCGACTTAGCGACGTTGATTGCGTCATCCTTGTTGTTTGACCGCAAAGACCTGAAGAAGTCTGTAAGCAATGGAGATGTAGTTTGCATCTCAAGTTTGGATTCGCCTTCGATGAACTCCTCTTGACGTTGTGCTATGACTTCATCTGGGTTGCCAAACAGGCTTGCAACACGAGGAGAGTCTTGGTTGACCATCGTGTTGAGATAACCATCAATCTGATTTTCGGGTACGCCCAGTGCTTCGAGGCGCTTGCGCAGACCGTTGCGAGTGCGACGTGCGGTGACGTTGGCGAGGCCGTCAATAGCCAGCGCGGCCAAGTCGCCACCGATTGGCTGTGCGTAGTGTGCGGCCCGAGCCTCTCGGCGCATGTCATTGAGAATGCCCTGCCTGATTTCTTCTTGGTTATCATTGGTGACAGTTGTCTCAACCAACTCACCATTCTGATAAAAAGTTACACGCTCACCAATGTTCGGCGGCTTGACACTCACGGCCATGCCCACATCAGTAACTACGTTAGAAGCGCCACCAGCGATAGAACTAACCAAAGCAACTTGCTTCAGTTGTTCCATAAACTCTGGACTAAAGAAAGCCTCCTCGCGCAGTTCTGCATCGTCACGCTCAGTCATAAAGTAAGCGCGCTGCAAGATTTCTTCGAGACTTTCCTGACCGGCTTCACGTACGCCTGCCCCAAGGAACCGTGACGCAGCAGTAGAGTCAACGAGTTTGCCTACGTTGCCGCCAAAGCGAGTTCCTGCAAACCGGCCCATGCCACCCACAACGTATTCAGACAGAAGGGTGTACATGCCAACACGTACGCCGTCGTACTGCGCCATGCGGTCTGCATCTTCTGCTGAGAAGCCCTGCGCCAAGTATCTACGCTCTCGCTGGATGTTTGTAATGCCGCCTGCATATCCTGCGCCAAGTCCGTAAAAAGAAAGGCGAGAGGGAAGTTGCAAGGCTTGCAAGGCTCTCGCGCCCAAGACCTGCACGCCAATTTGTCCTGCGGCAGAACCGAGCATAGAAGAAAACTCAACGTCAGTTCCTTCCATAAAATCAACAAGTTCCGGGTAGGACTTGTGCCAGTCATCATCCAGACCAGCAAACAAAGAATGTTCCTCCCACCGTTCCCCAAAGCCAGCCAAGTCGCCTAAGAAGTCAAGTGGCGCAGCCCAGCCTTGGTGAAAGCCGTGTTCTGCTGCTTCAAAGAATGCCTGCACATTCTGTGCAGCCGGTCGTAAATTTTTGTTAAGGCTTACTGCGAGCAGGCCGGTCAGCCCGCCTTGCATTTCAAGGCGTCGAGCGTCTTCACCTTCTAGTTGTCCACCGATAATTCTGCGGCGCAGGTTGCCAGCGGCTACAGAATCAACAAAGTCTTGGTTTTCTTGAGCGCCAGCCTTAAGAAACTTTACCACAACATCTGGGTCAAACATCTTGAGGGGAGCGCTTACTTCTCCAGCCAAAGGCACGTCCATACGGAACACGTCTTCGCCGAGATAGTCTTCAATATTTTCACCACGGCTTTTTACTTCAGCCGCAAGTAACTCATACTCATCCTGTGTTAAAGACTCTTTACCGTCCGTAAAGTTTTGAGCAAGCACCTTTTTACGGTGGGGCATGTTGACCACACGAACAATATTGCCCTCTTCATCTTTGACTGGCACTGGTCGGTACCTGCTCGCGCCACCAAGTTGGAACAGGTGTGGGTGGGCATCGATACTTGGAGTCAACAAAGAGTCAAGGAAGTATGTACCTGTTTTGCCAAAGTACGCCCTGTCTGGATCTTTTAGCGAGTTTTCGTCATTGTCGCCACCAAACACGTCGGGCAACTTTGAGAGAAAGTAGTCAATGGTATAACTGCCAGTAGTGTTGGTAACACCAGCGCGATATTCTGAACCCTCTTGTGCGTCAAGAATTCCTCGACGCATTGAGTTCTCTCTCATCTGCGCAAGGTTGGGTGCAATGTCTCGGACATCACCCATATTCATAGCACCCGCAAACGCTTGGTTGGCAGCCTCCATTACCTGTTGGTAATTGGTGTCGGGAACGCTGTCAAGTATGGCTTGGGCAGCCTCGTCCGCTCTTTGTTTCTGTACTGTCTTTTTACCAATTTCTGGTTCAGCCATCAGAATCCTCCGCGTACGTTGCCACCACCCGTAAAGTCTCGGGTCTGACCCTCCCTAACGCGCTGCTCTAATTTCTTTTTGTTTCTAACCTTGTACGGCGTTGTGCCAAGAAGATCATCGAGATACATGCGTTTGACCATAGCCAAAGCAGCGGCAGGAGTAAGGTTTCTTGCCTGCGCAAACTGCATAACTTCTGCGTTGGTAATGTCGCCAACCACTCGCTCCTCTAAGAACGCAATTGAATTCCGTTGCTGTCGCAAGGTAGAAAGGTTCTTGTGTTCGCGGAACATAATTGACTGGTGGTACAAGGTTCTTTCAAAGTACATTGCATTGGCCACGTCCGGTGCCACTCCAGCATTCACCAATGTGTCTACATACTTACGATGCGAGTCTTCAGATAGCGGGCCTTGGGCCACAGCATCAATTCGCGCCTCTGTCAATGCAATGGCCTTACCGATCTGTGCCATAGCGTGAGCATTACGACGAGACATTCCGTTTCTTGCCCGATAGTTTTCCTCAAAACTTTGTCGGTCAAGAAACAACTCGCCTCGCGTTTTGGTCATGGCTTCTTGCCTTGTGCCCAATCCTGCTTTCACAAACGCATCGGCGTGGGCTGCTATCGGGTCATCGCTTTCTGCGTACGACTCATCAAAAGCCTTGGTGTATGCGTCCTCTTTGGACATCATTGCCCTGTAAGCGTTTTCAATGTCTTCGTCTGGGATGGTGTAGTCAACCGCATCTCCAAACAACGGGGCACCGTCTTCTTGTTTGAAGAGGCTTTCGTTTGCCTGTGTGATTGCCTCTTGCATTTTGTACTCAGCAACCTGTAGTTCTTGATCTGCTTTCTGTGCCTCCTGCACCAACCTGTCTTGTGCGGTTTGAACGCGAGCAGTATCAATCAAGTCAAAGAAGCCCCTGCTTCTTTCGTACACGGCAATCAGCGCGCGATCCCGTTCTTCCGGACGCAGGTCTGAAGCGTCGATTGCGTCGATGTCACGCTGCATCTTTTGTGCTTCGGCAAGCACGTTCTGGTCGCCGGTATCCAAAGCGTATTTATTGAGGTCTGCAACACCGCTAATTAAACGTCTGCCAATTGCAGCAAAACCCGCAGGTGTCTTGTACTCTTCGGCAACAAACCTGTCTCTATCGATATCGAAAATCGATGGGACTACCTGCCCAGTTTCAGCGCTGAAGCGTCCGAACTTACCCGCTTCTGTCCGATACACTTGGTTGTCAATAAGACTTCCCATATCACTAGGGAGATCCATTGGCATTTCTGTGTTACTGGCTGGACGTGATGTGCCAAACGTGTTGTAGTCCAATTTCTCAGGACGTATAACCCTGCTCATGTGAACTTACTCACTGAAAGTGTAGACGCAGATTGCAGCACAACGCCGCCATACTTGGTCAGTGTGGTCACGGAGGCAATGTTACCAGCAGCGCTCAGGTCTAAGTCTCCGCCGTAAACTTCGACTACCCCCAAGTCCACGAACTCTGCTCCCGTTGATGCTCTTGCCTTAGTCATGTCTACACGTCCACCATACAACACAAGGTTGGGAGATGAGCCGCCAAAGTTTGCGTCACTTTCGTGTGAGTACAGTCCACTCAGCACCCTGATCTCTCCAAGTGTGCCAGAACCGGCTCCAGACACCTGCCCAGAATCTTTGGTTGTAAACTTTGCAGACCCTGCGAGAAGCAATGGAGATTTGTCTGCCTTGGTTACAGCAGACAGTTCGATCTTGCCACTGTCTTGCACAATCGCACCAGTGTTTGTTGCAGTTGACGGAATCCTAATCAAACATGCTGGACTGACCTGCGTAACAGTGATTGCGTTGCCGTTGGTCGTAGCACTAGAAGAGTCAAGAGTAATAGTTCCTGCTACTGCTGACCCAACAAATGAGGTCTTCCCAATGGTGCCTTTGATCTTGAGCGTGCCATTGTTTTTAGTAACGTTGACAATTGGAAAAGCACCTTCAAAGTTGTAGTAGTAGCCCGAACCCGCCAAGTCAAGGGTTTCTGCGCCTGAACCGGATCCGGGGTCCGTGTCAATTCTGAGCGCTGCTGTGTTTGTCCCAATGTTACCTCTATAGCCAGAGGCAACAGTCATCTGCCTCAGTTGGATTGCAGACTGGTCAAGTCCATACAGCACATCAAATGCACCGTCTGTAAAGTTGACCAAATCTTCGTCAATCGGCACAGCACTGCCGCTCCAATTTGCGGCGGTGTTCCAGTCGTTCGGGCCAGCGTTGGCTGTTGGGTCTGCAACCGTATAGGCGGTTGACCCATCATCTGTCACAGCCAAAGTAAACGGTCTACCGGCCAAGTCAGCAGTCACTGTGACTGTGTCAGTAGACACGGTAAACGTGACTTGCTGGAACAGGCTTAGACTGCTGCTGCTGCAAGCGGCCTGTACTGCGGCAGCAGTGGTATTGTTGTTGGTGTCAGCAACAGTATGCGTTACCGCCTGCGTGCTACCGTCTTCTCCGGTCATAGTAATAGTCACCACATCGCTGGCTGCTGATGTAGTAAACCTGATTGTTTTGACTTGAGCCACTGCTGTGGCTCCACCATTCCATCGTCTAAAAGCCATTACTGAAGGTACACCGAAATATGCGCGGACGGATCAGCGGCCCCATCTGCGGTAGTTGTAGAAAACCGGATTGATTGAACACCGGTAATGTCAACTGAAAACTCTCCAGCATCGCTGTTGCTAAAGGTCTTGTTTGAGTTTACGAAGTTTGTGCCATCTGCTGAAAACTGCAAAGTGACAACACCAGAGCCAAGGCTGTATGACTGATCTGGGTCAGTGAAAAGCACAGCCCCAAGAAACTTGTAAGCGCTTGATTTCACCGGAGCGGAAACTGCCAATGAATCAGTCAGATTTATTATCAGAGTTTCCTGAAGTCCCATACTTAATTACCCTGTTAAGTTTCTCTTGCCTGCGCTTGCAACCACATCCCTTCTTCTTCAATCTTCGGAATGGGGTCTTGTTGATTGTGACCGCGATTGTATCTCCAAGCCCAGTTTGTACGTTCTGACCTTCGAGAATGCAGCGGAAACAATCCTCTCCACTAGGCATATCATGCCTGTTCAAAAGGCACCGACCTTCTTCCCAATATTTACAGTCAACTAATTTCATCCAAAACTCCCTAATGCTGCGCTGTAGTTGTAACCTGAAAAATCAAACGGGTCGAGTGGAAACCCTTCAAACTGCTGTGTGAAAACCGTTATCCTGCACCAATGTGGTGGGTCGCCAAAAGGATTAAAGACAACCGTTTGGTCATTAGCAAAATATGTATCTGCTGAATATTGCCCAGCCAACACATCACATGCGCCCTCGTTGCATTCCAGCGCGTTTGGGCAACTTGTAGCACCCAACGAACTCAACTGGCTTCCGGGCGGGCCGGGGGGAAAGGATGGCGCTTCGCAAGTAGGGCATGGATCGACCCCTGTGGCGTCACATGGGTTGCTCAAGTAGTCATCGTTACGTACGACTGGGGTGTGAAACGCTGGTTCCTCTGGCCCTCCACCAGCCGAAAACCATCTAGCAAGGACTTCGGGCAGTGGATTTGACAGCACGGTCGGGCATCCGCTGTCTATTGCAATAGTCTCAAATTCAGCAACAAAAGGAGGGCCAAGGCTCACACCGCCGTTGTTGGCTGTATAAATACGCCCATTGAAGGGTTCTTCCGGGGGAAGATTTGGTAACTGCCCCACTGCTTGACCGGGGAAAATGACTATTTGGAAATTAGGATCTAGGTTGCCTGTTGCTGAGTAGCCGGGCAACTGCACAATTCCTTTCACTTCCCAATTGCCATTAAAGGGAAAAGTTGACTCGTACAATTTATTGATGACACAAATTCCACCGCCAATAAATTGTGCTGTGTAAGAACGGTTGCTAACCCTATACATTGGGTTGTACCAATTAGTCCAAGCCGAATCTTGATTAATACTGTTAAAGCCTGTGGGTGCTTCAGCGTTCCATTCAGCGCGAACTTGAAGTTGAGGGTTGTAAAAAAGATGCCCGACCATGTGCATTACGTCAAGGGTTTGCACGTCACCTTGGGGAGTACCCGGCCCGACCAGAGAAAAGCGAGGTGGCGGAATAGTTGTCCATAGACCTCTAGGACTTCCAAGACCAAACGTAGGAACTGTGCTTGCCTCGGTGCCGTTGAATGGGACAATCAACCAGTTGCCGTTTGGCGGCGAGTACAAACCTAAACTCGTGCTAAGCCTCCCTTGAAACCCGTCATCAGGCCCAAGGTAGTCTCCTAAAGTCCACATCTGTATACCGTCGTGCGTCCCCCAATCTCCTTCGCCAGCAGGCTTGAGATCACGTTCCGATAATGACTCAACATCTGACAGCGTAAGCCGCATTGCAAACTGAATTTTTTCACCAGCCGTATCAATTGCTGGAAAGCAATGCTCAACAAATTCTTCAGCGCAGTAGGTAGGAAAAACCTCGTACCAGCCTCCTGCTGGTTCGACGCAACAACAAAGAACAGCGGGAACCCCTTCGCTCAATCGCAAACCGCCTGTACATCTGGTTTGAAGTACGTCAAGACCGGAATGCCAGCAATCAGATTTATTGATGGGTCTGTTGTACCCTCCTGAAGACCAGACCACGCATCTACGCCACGCAGACCGGGGTAAAAGTAAATGGGTATGCAACTGTTAGATGCTTGTTCCTCCACAAGATCACCGTTTTCTTGCTCCACAAGCAACCCGTGAAATATTCTTGCGTTTGTTTGGTCACGTTCGCCAAATCCGTTCAAGATATTGAACACCGTGTATGTTTCGTCCTCCTCAATTTCAGTCAAGAATTCTAATTCTGTACCGAGAAGGTCAACCCCCCAGTTGTTTGGGTTGAAGTTGCCGGGAAATTGCACCTGCGCTGTGAATCTGCCACCATTTACCACTTTTGCTGGCAACATGAAGGTAGACAAGCCAAGCAACTTACCAGTGCCAGAATTTCTATCTGTCAACTGGCCCAAGTTTGCACGGGTGTCGTTGAGTTCAGACCGCAAAGTGCGAATCTCGTCTTGCATTGACTGTATGAGTCGGCTGAAATCATCCGACAAAGCAAAGGGTATAGCCATCACACCCTCCAGTCAGCGACTTCGTACTCGCTAGTTACGTCAAGAATTTTACTGACAACATCATTGGGGTCAGGTGGGTTGTCTGGGTCTGAAGGCGGAATGGCAGGAACCGTGTCATCAGCAATTCTTTCAGAAAGAGTAGCCTCCCTGAACCCTTGGACCGGAAACCCGTTTGGGTCATACAGCATCGTCAAGTCGTAGTCATAGCGAAGCAACTCTGGCGGAGTTTGCCCGGTTTGGTCAATCGTGCCGATTGTTGTTGCGTCTGAGCGAATGCCTTCCAGCAACAAGGTGCCGGGGGCACAAGTAAACCCTGAAACATTTTGTGTAAATGCGTTTACTTTGCGAATTACTGAAGCGTATACCCTCATAGGGTTAAAACCATAAGCCACTTTTTGCAGATAAATACGAACGCATGTACGTGGAAACGAGATAGTCCGCAGTTTTCTAATTTGTTCTGGACTTAAAATTTTGTTTACGGGAAGGCCGTCAAGAAACTCTTTGAAGGGTAGACCCCTTTTGTATACGCCCTCCGAACCAGATCCAGAAGTCGGGTCTTCATCGGACAATGCTTTGGTAAAGATCACTGTGGGGTAGGTTGCTGACTCAAATTTAGCCAACTGTGTGCCGTTGCCAACTACGCCGCGACCTCCGTATTGGACCTGCAACTCAACTAGATTTCTGGCTATCTGCTTTGCGTTGACTTTTTGGAGGGGGAGTTGTTGGTGGCCCGGAGAAAAGAACCTATTGCCTTCAGAGTCATCTGCAAAATAATTGTTGACAGCACTCTGCAACAGAGCGGCACCGTCATCAGCACCCTCTTCTTTTCTATGGTCAATGACAACCATGGCGCGTACTGTCATGCGGTCGCCTAGACCATCAGCGCTGTAGACCCCCTGTGTGCCTTGGTAAATTTGGTCACGAAACCTGTATGTCACGATCTAAGTTCCTCTGAAATCCGCCTCGGCAAATTTTCTAGCAGTTCAACTATTCGGCTTTGCTGGTCGTTGTCTGTGCTAAACGAAGATTGTGCAAACAGTTCTGGCGCGTCTGACGGCATCAGAACTTGCTTGCCAGATTCTACAGCAGCCTGTTCAGCCATCTCTGCAATGTCTGGCTTTGCCTGCTCAACACTTGGCATCTGTGGCGCTGGCGTTTGCTTTAGGGCTTGATTGATAAGTTTTTGTTGCCTTACAACCTCATTGCTTGTTGGGTCTGAAAACTTAGTCTTTGGGATTCTTGTGTCTGGAAACTCCAAAGGAGCAGTGTCTGGCAACTCTGAAGGTGCAGGAGGTGTGGGCTGCTGTTCTGCTTGGACAGGTTGTTGGTCATCTTTAAGTTCTGGTACTTCAACACCTGACAAATCCATGCTGCCAAGCCGTTCCTCGTCTGTCATGCGAGGTAGGTCGAACACAGTTGGCTGGTCGCCGATTGGTTTGTCAGTAATAGCGTTGAATAGACCTGTGCCTAATTCTTTGAAAGCAGTCCCGATTGCTCCTGCACCTTCAAATATCCCAGAGAAAATTTTTCCGCCGGTTTTGACTGCCCCAGAAAAAGACAGACCTGCTTGAGAATCTGGCATGCTGGTTGCAGCAAACTCTTGGATTTCTTTATGTCGCTGCCTGACGCGAGTGAGCATTTCCTCAACAGTCTCTTGCTCTTTGCCTTGAGTAGCATCGAGCCGTGCCATCATTGCTTCATGCCGCTGAAGCATTTCACGGTCTTCAGGAGTGAGATTGTCTTGGTTAGGCAATGTAACGTCAGACGGATCTACATCTTTCAGTAGATCCATCTGACGTACAACTTCTGCGTCATCTATCGGACTAATTGGGTTAGGTCGTTTTGCCATAAGCAGATCCTAACCTTTATGCCGAGATGTCTCCGCCTTGCAAGCCCTTGTCTGCGGCAAGCATTGACTTCATTTGCAGTGCAACACCGATAACAGGCAATTTAGGGTCAAACTGCATTTGACACTGAGTTACGATTACCGGCATGTCAGTAAAATTGTGTTCATCACCGGCTACGTTACTAAACTTGAAACTCAGGCGGACATCAAGGCTATCAGTGGCCGGGTGGATTTGCTGAGTCAAGTTATGCAATTGGATGCCCTTATCACCAAGCATCACACCTTGCAACGTAATGTCGTAGTAAGGTTTATCGCCGTGGTCGTAGCGGACGGTCGTATCTCCACTGCCGGTAGTTTCTACAACAGGCACAGATCCGTTAAAAGTAGCGGATGTGACTTTAATGTAAAACTTAGCAGAGGTATCAGTATCAGGATCAGAAGAAATGACCGCACCAGTAATACTGGCAGAAGTTAGTGCGGTCCCGGGACGTGCTGGTGCAAATGCCATTGGTTACTCCTTAGGAAATGACGATTGGCTTCCAGCGGCTGCTCAACGTGGTTGCCTCATCGGGGTCAGCACACAGATAGAGCCGGGTGTCTTCGCTGGTGGTGTCGGTGCGAATGTACAAATAGCCGGGGGTCGTGAGGGTTGGCGCGCCAGAGCCACAGGTAATCAAAGGCTCTTTGATACCTTCGGTGTAGGCAAAATCAGACTGACGCAGTTGCTCTGCGATGTTATGTCCAGACATTAGTATTGAACTCCATTAACGGTAACGCGGTTGTCATGCAAATACCGAGACAGACGCGCGTCTGTAAACCCGGTGACACTTCCAAACTCCGAGGGGTCCGCGTTGTACCCAAGAGTTTCTGATCTAGTTACTTGCCTATCCATCTCCACGCTTGCCGCGAGTCTGCGGATGTAAGACTCCACATACCCGTGCGGAGAGTTAGGAATAAAGAACTGCTCGGCAATAGCCAAGCAAGAGGCAAGGATTGTTTCGCCGTGCAATGCTCCGCCCAAAGGGACGTGGGAGTCCGAGGTTAGGTTTGCAGGCTCGTTGATTTGTGTGTACTTGAGTCGGTAGACCGCATCCGGAATTGGATAAAAGTTGATGCGTTGCGATGTCCCGGCTGTACCGGTGGCCCCGGTCTGCGTGACTGCTGCGACCCGTGGTTTGTCATCTCGGTCTTCAAGATACTGGGCCATGTCACGCAACTTGGACTCAGTGGTAATTTCAATCGTCAGGTCAGCCACGTTTGGGTCTGAACCGTAAAACGTGTCGTAAGTCATTGGCCCGTCAATGCCAGCAAAGGCTGCTGGAAGAGCGTAAGAGCCGTTGTAGAAGACAGTAAAAGATACAGATTCTGCGTAGCCAAATGCAGCAGACACCGTGATTGTGTTGCCACTGTTGCTGACGGCAGTAACCAGATGTTTGGTGGTCGCACCGTTGCTTCGGGTCACTGATACGTGAGAGATAGACTCAGCATCTTCTGTGCTAAGGTCGATACTAACGCTAGTCAAAACTGCACCAAACGTAGAGGCTGTACCTGACTCAGACGGAACAATAGTGTCAAGCGTTTCGACCGTCCGCATAAATGACCAGCGGTGCGACACGCGCTCGCCCGGCAGCGGCTCAGGAGTATAGAACTGCCGCAGACCACGCTTGACGCAGGCCACCACATCGACATTGGCATCGCCAGTCGCATCGCGTCCGTAGCCGAGCGCTCGCCCAACTTCGTCATGCAGTTCGTCGTAGGTTACTCCAAGGCTCATGGTGCAATGTAGACGTAAACGTCAAAGGTTCCTGATGACCCGCCTGTACCGCCGACATCTACAGTCAGTGTGCCTGCAACAGCAGTGCCACCCATCTCGGTTTGCACAATTTGCGCAGTGCTACCATTACTCAATGCAGACGGGTTGTGGTTGCCAACAATGTCCAGACCGTTCGCATCTTTGATCGAAGCGAGAGTAAGACTTGCACCACGATTGTTAACAAGCAAAATCGAAACGACTGCGCCGAAATGCTCGTCGGATGTGGTAAAGGTTTGTGTGCTTGCAGGCACAGGTATTTTTACTGCGTAAACTTCTGAACTCATGTCACTTTACCTAAGCCCCAAGGCTTTCCTTTTTTGTATTTGTGCGTCGCTGGAAGACTGGACACGGTGCCAAATCTGTCCGCAAGATAACCTTCAATTGCAAGAATTTCCCCTTGGCTAATCGTCCCACCGCCTAGCACAACTTCCGCAATCTTCCCGCCGTAGTTAGCGGCGGTTCCTTGGGTCGCTTGGCCTGCAATGTGAAACGTACGAGCGTTGCTGAAGGACTCAGTGTTAGTATTTGATCCATCCTGCGAACCGTCAACACGAATAAAAGAAGTGGAGGACGCTCTGTATCCCGCAATCACATAAGTGGTTGCGGGTGAAACAGTAGTCGATCCTGTCACAACTCCAGAAGAAGTGCTGCCAATGTATTGCTGGACTTTGTTAGTGCTTGCAAGCCGAAGTAAGTAATCGTCTGCGCCACTGTGTTTGGCGAGGAGGGCCATATTTGAATTAAACTTGCCGGGATTGATTACAATGAAACAATAGAAATCGCCGGTCCCAACATCCATTGCGTCAAGATCGCCATAATCCATGTGGTCATTTTCACTGTCATCGAAGTCCAAAATAGTCAGCCCATTTAGGGTTGTTGTTGACGGCTGATCTCCACTGGAAGGTTGAACCAAGTCATTACCGTTTCCTGAAGAGTCCGTCCAAGTGCTTACGCCAACAGTGCTTCCGGCTTTTTGCCAAGCCGTGAGCGGGGCAACTAGATCGCTGGGCGACCATGCCTTGCCGTAACTACATGGGAGACCGGAAACTGCAACCATTAGCGGACCTTGCTAATTACCCAATCATAAAGCGGGCGACCAGTCACTCCGCCGAGGACGTAGAAGAAGAAGAACGCTCCGGTGCTGGCGAAGAACGAGTCGAGCCATGAGGAAATAAAATCCATCGGTGTTTCCATAACTTCCAGCCAGAACCAAGAACCGTTGCTGTTGCCACCACGCCGCTGGCTATCGCCGTGGGGAGCAGGATGTAGTCCGCGTAGCGCTCCACAATGAACGCCAGCAAAATCAGGGCTACCCCTGTAATCATCGGAACAGCCCCCTTGACCGGTAGACCAATGAATCGTGTCACCGTCATCAAAATCAGGCCGCCCAGTATGGAAATCCCCCCGACCCAAACGAGTGGGTCGAGGGGAGTTTGTAAAGGGGGAGGCGTAAAAACCTCCGGGGCTTTCGCCAAATTACTTAACGGACTGGTCTTGCACGCTGCGAGACTCAAGAGCAGCAATGCGGATTTCGTGTTCCACACTGTGCTTGGCAAGTTTTTCGACTGTACTGTCAAGGCGCTCAATGCTCCTAGTCAATGTTGCCATACTTGCCGAAAGTCGCGCAAATGCCCATACCACCCCGCCAACCACAACAACTATGTTGCCTACAGCCAACGGGATCTGCCAGTCCATTTACCGCTCCGAAGAGATCATCACGTAATCAACAGCCGTGACACATGCAGCAGCGGTGTTGCCGTTACTAATCGCAATAACAGACCCGAGCATTTCGTCATCAGGAATGTTAGTGTCGAGAGTACCGGCGTTTTCACCGTCGATAAACACTGTCGCTTCGCCGTTGCGGACTCGGAAGCCAATCTTCATAAAGTCCGAAACACCCTTGCCACTGTTGGCGGTGGTGTCGATGACTGCAATGTCAGACAACTTTGATTCGGTGTCGTTCTTGACGCACACGAAATCCAAAGAGTCAGAGTCATCGGGATCAATTTGGAACCCGATCATGTCAGTCAAGGCGTGAACCGAAGCAGCCGTCAACGCAGCAGAACCCGGAGTAATTGACAACCCAACGAACGCTGCGCCTGCTGGCGTAGTGGCCGATGAACTTGCAAACCGGATGCGAGTCTCGAAGTAAACTTCTTTGTCCAACTTGACAAACTCAGTGTCAGAACCCAGTTGGCCGCCGTCATCAGCGTTGGTACTTACGGTGCTAAGAAGCACAACACCGCCACGCTCATCAGCGCCAGCAGCAGTTGGGTCTGCTTCACTACCACCGTCATTGAGTTCGACCAACTGGTAGCCGTTGTCAACAGGGTTGGTTTCAAGGAAATCATCAAACCGGGTAAATCGGCGTCCCGGGTTAGAGATTCCATCCAAAATTGGTGCATCGCCGATAGCACCACCGTCGTACTTAACTGCCATGTCAGGACACCTTACTCAGCAAGAAGTTGCGGCGACGGTCAGTACACTTGAAGTTGAGAGTGGAGTCCACGAACACCTGCATAGTGGTGTGCTGACCCGGAACTTGGGTCGGACCTTCTTCTCGCATGTACTCACCAGAGAGGAACACGGGCTTGAGAGTACCCCAGTTGACGCCGTAGATTGGGTCGGTGCCATTGGTGGTATCAGTCTCAAGGTGTGGAACCCACATCACAGGAACTTGACGGAACACAAGTTGTCCGTCCTTCGATGCAATGTCGTTTCCAAGGTTGTCATTCTGAGCCTCAAGAGCCTCTTCCAAACGACCGATAACATTGTAGTTGGTGTAGTAAGCGTAGTTGTTACCAGTGTTGTAGTCATTGACTGCAACTTGTGGCACTGGCTTAAAGTTAGTAAACACGCTTGCCTTACGCCACTTGCGAACAAGGTCAGTCTTGTTGACTTCACTGTAATCCGCGAAGTAGTTACGCCATTGTGCGTTGGCTGACAAGTCAGGGTCCAGACCGGAGTGGTCGGAGAACTGAGTGCCGTCCTGCGCGTATGGACGCTTACCAAGGAAGCCCTCTTCGTCGGCCTGCCCACGAACAATTTGATAAGCCAAACCGTATGGGTGGGTGGTGTCAGAGGTGGTGGGGGGTGCTTGCCAGAAGTTTTTCTCCATCAACTCTGCGAGAGAGATCATGGCGTCCGTACGACGAATCTTGACGAGTTCGACGATGCGGGCGGGCGTTGCGTTGAATTGCACCTCACGACGCTCAAAAGCGTAGTTGGTGGTGCAGTGACGCCAAGGGATGGAAGCGGTGGTCATAACGTCAGAAATGTTGACGTTATCGCTTTCAAACAGTCCCACGTTCTTGGCAGCACCAGATTGATTCAGCATGATGTTCCACTGAATCGCGGTGCCGGACTGATACTGAACCTTGTATTGGTCGATCAGTTTTCCGAGAGCGTGGTACTCCTGAAGCGTAGACGCAAGTTCAACGAACTTGAGCCGCCCCAAATCCTTGAGGGTCACGGTAATCAAATCTTGAATCTGATCGGCTTGTAGTGCCATTGTGTGAATCCTTTAGGAGAGAACCAGAGTCGCTTACTCTTGTGCGCCCAATCCGATGCCAGCCTCTTCCATGTACTGCCGCACAGAAGCAATGGCAGCCGCCTCCGGCGACTTTTGCTTTCCATGCCGTTGCGAGGGTCGGCCAACAAACTTGCTTCGGCGCTCAGCAATTTGCGATTCCCGTGAGTCCTGCTTAATAGACATCACTTCTTCACTGAAGACAGATGACAATGCTTTGTTAAACAAGGTCTTTTCGTCAGGAACCTCCCGACCCATAGCCTCGTAGCCCGCCGCCATCGCATTCATCTCTTCGAGAAGTAAAACTCTATTAGACAATTCTGTGGAACCGTCGCGCAGATTATCAGTAGAACCGGTGCCGAACAGCGACTCGTAGTCCGATCCTAGTTCTCCAACATAGCCATCAAATTCCGATTTGGCGGCCTTCTCTGCTTGTCCATCGACGTACTCGTTGTATTGGCCCAACTGTGATTCCAGAGCCTCAATACGTTCCTCGTACGCCTTTGTGATTTGCTCAAGTGCAGGACGCAACTCGTCCGGCACGTCAGCAAAGTCAGTCTTGCTGTCTTCTGGTTCTTCGGCAGGCTCTTTGCTTTCAGCCTCATTGCGCGCCTCTAAGATAAGAACCATGCGCTCTAGCGCTTCGACACTTCCTATTCGCTCAATGTCCTCTGCGTCCAGACCAACATTTGCTGCGCGTTCGCCGAGTGCTTCAAGATCCTCGTCGTACTCGTCATCTTCTTCGTCGCAGTCACCGTCTGGACAATCAGATTCTTCCTCTTCTTCTTCTTCACCCTCTTCTGCTTGAGCCTTAATACGCTCTGCAATGTACGCATCAACCTGATCGGACAACATGGTGTCTTCAGGCTCCAAGACCTCAAATGGCTCTTGGGTTTCTTCTACTTCTGGTTGGGTGTTTTCGTCAGACATTTTGCCTTTCTAATCCTCGGATTTACCAGTTCTTACAAGACCAATATCTTGCTTTTGTTTTGGGACCGGGATTGTCGCAGTTGTGACGGGCACGAAAGTTTTTGCGCCGTCCGGGGTTATTTTTCTTGATCTTCATGTTTGGGTCGCCGAAGCGGACAGTTTTTACTTTGTCCCCATCTTTGACGTAGACCACAAATTTTTTACGCTCACCCGGCGTACGGATGATCTTATTGAGCGGCTTGCTCTTTTTCTTTTCAGCCATCGCCGTAGCCCCCGTTACGGTCGTTTAGACCAAAAGCCTTGAGGTACTTGGCCCTGTGGCCTCTGCTAGTAAAGGACGGGCGACCCCATTTGTCGTAGTTTGTTGGAACGCCTTTTTTTTCTGCCATAGCCCTGTACTCGGGAATGTTCGATGGGTGGCAGGCGGCTGACTCCGACACCAGCCCTGCGCGCCACACATCGTTGGCCATGTTGAACCCAGACATCTCAACGTCTATACGCCTTTTGTAGGTTTCACCGTCAACTACTGGCTCTTTGTCAAACTTTTCCATTTCAGAAATAGTCATCACAAGTTCGACAATCGATCCGTCAGGCTTTTCGTAGCAATAGGTAGGCATTATCCAACTGGCCTCTGTACGGCAGCAGCCTCACTTGGCTGCACGCCGGGTCCATCCCCGCTCATCATCATGCGTGCCATTGCATCGTCCTGACCACGGGGCGTAGCGCCGGGACGGTTGGTTCTTACAATTTCAGTCTGCCGGTTTTGAGGCTGTGCCATCTGCTCACCTTGCTGTGGCTCTATGCCTGTAAAAATATTTGCAAGTTCTGGCAACTGACTGAGTTCGCTTGCAAGTCTAATGATCTCTCGTCCGTCAATTGAGATGCCCTGCTGTTGCAAAGATGGCAGTAGGGGGCTGATAAAAGTATTTACCAGTTCTCGCAGCGCCTGCATCTTTTCGCCCGGTGTTTGTGATGCCATGCTGTACGGCTCGATGTCAAAGTTAAAGTCGAAGAAATCCGCGTCTTTGCGGCTCTTGTCGTAGACAAACGGCACCTTGATGTCAGTGTTTGGCACCTCTTTTTCCAACTCAATAATGTTCGTGTCATCGTGGAAAATGTGGTGTGCTACCGCAGAACACACGTTTTTTGCAAAAGTTTTGGCTGACTCTTGCATGTCTGCAAGCCTGCGCGATGCCGACTCTGCAATAAGTTTGTCTTGGCCAACAGTGCCTGACTGCGGCCCAAGGCCACCAAGCGTGTCAATGTTGCCACCGTAGTAGTTAAACAGGTTTTTGACTTGCAGCAGGAACGCAAGATTTTTGTCATCAATGCCGCCAAACTTGTAGGTGTTGATGTTTTGCGGATCATCCATGCGGATAACTTCACCATCAGCACTGGTTTGTACGTTCTTAGCATCCTGCTCGGCCGACCCCCGATAGCCAACAACGTCTTTCTGACGCTCTGCCTGTCGGCCCAACTTGCGGAACACACGGTTTGCAAGATCGTGCATGTCGATCAGAGTGGCAACAGGGGGCAGTGGCATTGTGTTGCCGGGCACATCTGTGAACTTGAGGAAGTGGTATGGGCCAGAGGCTGGGCCATCCCAGTCAATTTCGCGCACTTTCTTGTGCGGCATGCCGTTCTCGCCTGCCACAAATGTGACAATACGCCTGACATCAGGCAGCCAAATCTCCCACAACTCTGAATACTCTTCGTCAAAGCCACCGTGGTAGATGTCGCTTTGACCAATAGCATCTGCTCTGATGTCACCGCTTTCGTTGTAGAGCGACTTGGTTACAGACGGGACATCTGCGCTGTTGGAAAAAAGGTCGGACTCTCTAAGCAGATTAGTCGGAACCCGATAACGGTGGCCCATGTATCCACACTCTTCCATTGAGCGCGCGGACATATCATGCACCCAATCGTCCAGCCCCACACATTCGGCAAACGGTTGCCCAGCCTCATGTAAGTAACCGCGCATGGGTTCGTAAGCAGGCTCCGTGACACCAACTTTGACAATTCCAATGGAGAATAGTGCATCGACAACTGCCACTCGTAGGGTGGATTCAATGTCCATCTCCTGTAAAACGTGGTTCGTAGCCAAAGCCAGTTCGCTTGACGGGGCTGCAAGACGCTTGACGCGCGGAGTAATCCGGACCTGTGGCCGGTTGGCAATCAGTTGCCTTGCGTAGGTCGAAATAAACAACTCCAACATGTTGACTGGCACACGGTCACGAGAGCCAGTATCGGAGTAGTTCCGCCCAACAAACTCCCGCACCGCTGCTACACGCTTCTCGCGGTACGGCTGGAGACGGCGACGGCTGTGTTCAATGGCCTTACGTAAGCCTTGGTAGTTAATATCTTTGTATCTCACCAGTCTTGTCTAGCCTTACGTTTCTTGTCTGCCATCTGGATTCTCCGAAACGCCAGAGTCCCCGGTTTGGCAACATCCCTCACATCTATCTTCGGATTGGCGCTGTTTTTGCAAAGTTTGGCTGCCAAGGCATCTGCGATAACTCTGTCACCGTGGTTGTCTCTGGCACCAGAAGGGTCAACGGAAGACCTTGACCGAGCATGCACCAGCCCTCCAGCCTGCGAAAAGACGTATTCTCTGCATTCGCGTACTGCATCGCGGCTTAGATTAACAAAAGTTCCGTCCGATAACATCTTTCTGTATTGGCCCAGCAGTGCAATTTTTTCTTCTTTTGTGCTGAACCAGCCCGGCACAGTGCCAAAACCGGGGCGTATTGATTTCTCATTGGTCCGATAAAACACATTCCCATAGCCCGCATCGCGCATTGCGTCGCCAAACACCCGCCCCGGCCCATTGGCTTCCCAAACAAGAAACGCCCCAGTATCACTCAAGCCCTTGAAGTACCGGCACATCGCTGCCACGTTCTTGGCGAGGATGTCCGGACGCATGGTGGAAGTCACAAACTCCGCAACCTTTTGTCCCTCGGCAGTTGCCACGACTGCAACGCTGTTGCTTGAACCAGTGCCGGTGGCCACGTCCACGCCAACCACGTAGTAGGTCTTGTCGTTTGGGTGGTTGTCTCCCCAAATTCGCAACTCTCCAGACATGCCCAGTTCTGTAAAACCCATGGGGTGACACGCTTCATCAAACTCAAGCACCCCACGTTTGGTCGAGGGCACACACTCGCGCTCTAGCCGGTCAATCAAATCAGGTGGGAAGTACAGATAGTCTGACCCACCAAAGTCAAGGTCCAATTCCTGCGCGATTTCGACTGGGTGGGTACGCCGTTTCTTTTCGCCCTCGTACCACGGACTTGACAAGTTGCCGTCGCTGTCTCGGTACATGCCGACATTCTTGCGTGGGTCTTGTGTCCAGTGAAACTTGATGATCTTGGTGCGACCAGAGTGAACAATGTCGTAAAAAGAGTTGCCTGTGCCCTTGGGCGTGCTTACAAACCAACGACAGTTGGTCGCGTCGGCGGTTGCGGCGAGTACAGACTCCGAGTTCTCCACGGAGGCAAACTCGTCAAGGGCAATGCAAGTCTTACGGTCGCCCCGAGCAACGTCGCCAGTAGTAGATTCGCCCGTAATAGCGGAACCATTGTCTTCATTTGTTAGTCTCAACTTGGTGCGGGTAAAGTTTGGCATTAGCCAGCCCGGCAGATACTTTAAGAAGAAGTCTATTTTGCTAAACAGACTGGCAGAGTTGCCGGGTGAGTCAACCAAACCCTCTTTGCGGCTAACCAACAGCAAAGATTTCATGGGTTTGAAGTGCCAGTACCACGCAAACACGGTGGTAGTCAGCCAAGAAGCGCCCATGTCCCGTGATTTGACCACACCCAAGTCATAACCAGTGTCAATGCTGGCGCACATTTCGGAAATTGCTTCAACTTGGAACGGATACAGAATAAATGGGCGGATCGATGGCTCAAGACGGGGGTCAAGCGTGTAGCCAAACACGTTGATGTAGAAAAATATGTCACGATTGCACAGCGCCCACAAGTCTGCCTGCACTTCTGGACTGGCTGCGGCCATTTTTGCCAGTTCCCTGCGGAACTTGACGTTTTCAACCGGATCAGTTGGTACTTTTCTTCCCAAAAGGGCTGTCATTGCTTAAGTATTGCATTGCACGGTACATCACGTGCTGCGAATCCATCAGTTGTCCTATTGCTGCGTTGGTCGATCGGGACAACAAACCGCGTATACGACCAGTTCTGTGGCAATGATCTACACAAATCTTGCCTAGTTCAAGTGGTGTCAGTGTAATCGGGTCTAACCCTAACTGTTGTTCGTACATCTCCATGAACTCCAGAGGGGTCAGGCCGTATTTCCTCTTGAGTTGCAGCATCGCTTGACATGATTTGCATTCCGTCCGGCGTCCTGCCTTGTTCTTGTTGAACTTGGCTAGGCCCAGATTCTTCCCGCACACCCTGCATGTCTTCCTCTTCGTCGCCAAGCATTTGCTCCAGACGGTCGAGTAGTTCGATTGACCTAATACCATCATCGGAGTAGCGAGCCTCTGCATCGAGTTGGCTCTTGGTCGGCATAAGTTTCATCCAAATGGTGGCGTAGAAAGCAGTTTGGTTTGCGGGAGATGACTGTACCCACTTCAGCAAGCCAACAGCGCCACGGCTAGGGACCGCTGACGCCTCTATCTCTGCTGCTGGTACAGACACATGCTCAAAAACAAACTGTGCGGCCTCACGCTCAGAGCAATGCCCCTGCGGCACAGCCTGCACCAGTCGTTTGTACGGGTCGCCACCCTTCGCGTGTGGCCGATCTACGTCCATCAACGCCTTCTGTTCGGCCACTTTTTTGTCCAAACCCTCGTTGATGTACTTGTATTTCAGGTCGTTGTACTGCTCCCACTTGCCAGCAGCAACCAACCTTGATTTTGTTTCTTGATTCACTGGCTGCGACGAAGCGTTTTGACCGCAAGAATCTGGCGTTCTCGTGCTTCTGCCTCCGCTCGTGTTTTGAACGTGCCTAGACGGCGGTTGCCATCTTTACTGAAAAGCACAAACTGACGGCCTTCTTTTCTTATCATCGCTTTCTTCCTGCTGCGGTCTTTGACGCTTTCTTCCAACTGATCCTACCCGGTCCAGTCTTTTTGCGCTTGGACGCATTGCACTGGGCCATGGTTGGACGGCAAGCCGGGTACGGGCGTTTGCTGCCACCCTTTGCCGACTTGCGTCCACATGGTTTGCCGGTCTTACAATCGACCCAGCCCTTGCCTTTGTTCTGCGCAAACCACTGCTTTAGGCCACCACCAGTGTTTGCCATCCTAGCCATTATTTTTTCTTCATCATTTGCAGTCGTTTCAAACGATCTTGCATTGTCTCTTTCCCTGCACCTTTAGAGCGACGCTTTTTGAGGTTTTGCAGAGCCATCTTTAATCTTTTCTTACCATTTTTCTTGCCCATTTTTTCCATGGCTGATTCCTTAGTTGCACTCACCCCACTCAGCGAGAACCTTGATTATCGCATTGAACCCGTTGTTGGTCTGGGGGTGGTACTTAAAACCAGCAACGTCGGAAAGAACTCTCAACAAATCTTCGTATCCAACCATGCCATCCTCGTTCAAATCTGATGGGCAAGAGTTGTCGGGGTAGTAGTTGACTGAGTAGATTGCTGGCTCGCAAGGGTGCCCGTTGCCACAAGCAAACCGCACCACACCGCCAGAAGCAAAGTAGTCAGGTCCGGTAAATCGTGCGATGTGGAACGAGCCGGGCCACTTCTCACTTCCCCAGTCAACGTCAGCGTTCCAACGGATCAGATCGCCGTAGTCATTCTGCGATGGGGATGA